GCCACATCTCAAATGGTGACTGGTCGTCGCCTAGCCGTGAGGCTTGCTGTGATAGTACCTTCGAAAGGAGGGCATACCACTAGTGCTCGACACTGAAGCAATGTCATCCCGTCTGTGTGTAGTCGGTTTATCCACGTCGTCCGCCCGCCAGATCACCACCCTCATTGAGAAGTGGGTGCGTTGCAATGGGGCCGAGAATGCTGTAAAGCGCATAAAGAGCATCAAATTAAATTTGCTGCGACACTATGCGGGATTACCTCCCATTCTGGACCAAGGGTCGTGGATACGCTATCGGAAGGAGGGCCCTAAAGGCCCGTTTGGACTACTGTTCCGGTTGCCGAAAGGCAGTTTCCGGACGGCATGGAATGCCGTTATGGCGTATACTCAGTTAGTGTACTGTGATCCCGAGACATGGGCGACCGAAGAGCAGTTCAATAATTTGACTGCGTCTATCATTCGCGAGCCTGTGGATCCGTCAGCCCTATCCGAGGGTCTGGCCATAGTCCATAAATCCCCTCTCCAGGTCCGTGTCCTTGTCGATTCGTTGACAGGTGACAGTCTGATTGACTATCAGACGCGGGAAACCAAGAGAGCTCCGATGGTCATCGGTGACAAAACGTCACCGGAACCCAAAACCCTGGTTGACTCATTGCACGTGCTCTGGGAGCGCGTTGTGTGGGCAACCGAAAACTGGGACATCCTCTCAGGCACTGTGAAGGGCCTGGAAGGTTTGGTACGTCCCCACATGGAGATTTGTCTTCGTGATGAGTTGCGGTCAGGTCCTCCGGACTTGAGTGAGCGGCCCAGAATGGGAACGATCAGCCTTATCCAAGAGGGTGGCTATAAGCTGCGTTTTGCAGCGAATCCCCACCGCATCTATCAAGCGGCTTTGCAACCGCTAGGTCGAGCCCTGTTTCGAGCTCTGCGGACGATCCGTCAGGATTGCACGTTTGACCACGATAAAGGGGTTCGGATGGTACGCCAGTGGCTAGCCGAAGGGAAACCTTCAGCGAGCATGGATCTGTCTAATGCGACAGATAGAGCTCCACTGGACTTACAGCTCGAGACTCTCTCGCGCTATGGGGTACCAACGAGGTGGCTCCAGTTTTTGCAGTCGACCTGTCGAGGTGACTGGACAGTGAATAACTCGAAAGTCAACCGATTCTCCCGGATGAATATCCGATGGA